AGCAGTTCCCCGAATTCTCCGTCATGGCCCGCGCGATAGGCGTTGACTACGCCCTGCAAAACGCGGCCCTGACGATGAAATTCAAGGACTTGCCGGGCATCGACACCGTGACGATCACGGAAACCCAACTGCTGGCGCTCGAGGCCAGGAGCATCAACACATTCACCCTCATCGGCAACAACGCCCGCACATACCGCAATGGCGTCATGTCGGCGGCCAACTGGTACATCGACACGCGAATCAACCTGGATAATTATGTCAACGAGCTTCAGACCCAGGTATTCAACGTGTTTCTGCAACAGCCGAAAGTCCCGTACACCCCCACGGGGCAGGCGATGCTGTGCCAGGCGGCGGCGCTCATCTCGAACAACTACGTCTACAACGGCACCTTTGCTGATCGGCAGCTTGACGATCCGCAATCGCAGGCCGGCTTCACCATCGCCCCGGCGTACACGATCACCCCGACGCCGATTTATCGTTCCACGGACAGTGACCGGGCGGCCCGCATTGCCCCGCCGATTAGCATTCTGGCCTATCTGTCCGGCGCGATCCATTCCGTGCTCGTCAACGTCAATGTCAACCAGTAATCACAGGAGCTAACCGAACATGGCGAAGCGATACAACCAAGCGGCGATCACTGCGGTAGTCGATGGCATCCCGATCAGCGGCCTGCATGAGGGGGCCTCGTGCGTCATCCGGCCAAAGGGCGGCGAGGTCGTCCTCACGGAAGGCACGGACGGACCCGGAGCGAACCGGGCCACGGACCAGGGCGGAGAAATCGAAATCACGCTCCGGGAGAACTCACCCGCCATCGCGGCGCTTGAGGCGTTGAGGGCGGTACAGGCCATGAGCAGCCTTGCGTCCGTGCTGGTTCTGTTCACTGGCGTACAGGCGATTGCGACCCTGACTGACTGCCTCGTCAGCCGGCCCGGGGAACTCTCCACGGGCGACAAGAAGATGGCCGGGCGGAAGTTCACCTTTACCGGCCTGACGTTGATCGAAACCGCCCCCCTCTAGCCGGGCAAATCATCGCACAATCAGGGCATGGGCAGGGCAAAGAGGCGTCTAGCCGAGAAAGGGCAACAGAATGGCAGGCACGGGCATCAAAGACTTCGAGGTCAACGGCAGCACGTACCACGTTATCGCAATGGCGGCAGACCGTGCGTTTCGGTTCGGCCTAAAGGCGGGCACGGTTCTACAGCCAATCCTGGGGGCTTTGGCAGTTGCGGCCGGCGGCGGGGCGGCAAACCCTATCGCTGTTTTTGTCAAGGCAATCTCAACCGCCGCCCTAGACCCCGAAAAGCTGGCGGCCATAGCCGAGGAATGCCGGGATTGCTTCATCCTCCCCGACAACCGAAAAGCATCGGACCCGCTGGCGTTTGCCGAGTGGTTCCGCGATCACCCCGCCGACATGTTCCAGGCGTCTGCCGTTGCCGTTTGGAAGCTGGTGGAGGATTTTTTTCCGGGAGCGGCGCTTACCAAGATGGCCGCCGCCGCCTCGACGACAACCTACCCGGCAACGCCGAAAGCATAACGCTGGACGTGCCGGACGGAATGGAAGCGACGGCGTTTTTTTCGCCGCTGGTTTGCGAAGGGCTTTGCACCTGGACCGATATTCGCACGGGCCGGGTGGACCTGGCCGACTGTTTTGAGATGAAGATGCTGCTGGAATGGCGTAACTATTCAGCGGCGGTAGTGCGAGCGAAGCAAGAGGAAGGCAATGCCGATAGTTGATGAACTCGTAACGCTGCTGGGGGCAAAGGAAGACCCCCGCGCCGCGTCCGTGCTCACCCGCTGGCATGGTCAGATTGCGGTTGTTCTGAATTCGGCTACCCAGTTGGGCAAGACGGTCTACGGGGCATTCGAGAAAATGGGGCGGGCGATCATCGGGGCTTCTGATTCCGCGTTGGGCCTGGAGCAAATGTCGGCGCGGACCCGGCTTTCGACGGACGCCATACAGGCCCTTGGACTGGCCGCCACTGAGGCCGGCGGCAGCGCCGATGAATTTTACGTAGACCTTGAGAAGATGAGCATGGACGCCGCCCGGCAGGGGATTTCTACCGCCGCTTGGATGCAGCAGATCGGCCAGAAGTTTTCAAAGATGAACGCTCAGGAGGCGGAATTCTGGCGGCAGTATTACGGCGTGAGCCGGTCCACGTTCTACATGGCGAAGCAACTTGCTGGGAGCCTGGACGAAATCATCGCCCACGCGAAGGCTATGGATGCCGTCATCCCCGACGACCTGCTCACGAAGGCCGCCGAAACCGACATCAAGTTCAACAGCCTGTCGTTTGTCCTGAAACAAATGGGCGAGCGAATTTTGATCGGCCTTGCTCCGGCCATCACCGTTGTCGTCGATGGGATTGTCAAATGGCTGCAAGTGAATAAGGACTGGCTGGCCCTGGAAATCCCGAAAGTGTTCAATGAGATCGTGGAGGCGGTGAAGGCTGTTGCGAAGTGGATTACCGGCGAAGCGATTCCGGCGGTCACGTCATTCTGCAAATGGCTTGACGACGTTGGCGGCAAAGGAACTGCTTCGACGGCCGCACTGGTCGCGTTGGGCTTGATAACGTTCGGGCCGACAATCGCCAGTTTTGCGGCGTTGCTTTTGGCGATTAATCCAGTAGTGGCCGCAGTCGTCGCTCTTGGTGCCGGCCTGGACTATGCGGCCAATGCCTTTCATGACAAATACGGTTATTACAGCAGGGAATTGGGATGGTCAAAGGAGCATGTGCCCTACAATCCTAGAGCATACATGACCCCAGCGCCTACCGTTCTACCGAACGGCGATCCAATAGCGCCTCCGAGCTTCTATTATCTCCACGGACTTGCAAATCCACATTTTACATCGGTGAGGGTGCCGACGTGGCCAACGTCCCGGCCCGCAACGTCCCAACCTGCAAGGTCCCAGCCCGCTCCGTCCCAGCCTGCCCCGATCGTACTGGAAATCCATGACAACACCTCACGCGGCGTTGACGTTCGATACCCCGGCACGCAAGCGGCGGGGGCACAATGACGACCCTATCCCAATTCATCCCCGGCCGCGGCGCCCTGACAAACATCGGCCTGCCGCCTACTACGTTCAAGGCCGGCCTTGCCGTAGTCCTATCCCCGGGCGTGACCCTGGCCGTTCGCGTTGCTGAAAACCACGAGCTTGAAGCCCAGTTGACCCAACAGACAATCGAAAGCGGCGCGACTATTTCCGATCACGTCATTTTGCGGCCCCGGATGATAACGCTGGCCTACGATCAGCCGAACGGTTTCGGCGGCGAGGCTGCGGCGCTTAAGGCGTGGGAACAGGTCAAGACATTCTGGACGGGCCGACAAGTTGTTTCGGTTATCACGGAGCACGATTACTACACGAACATGATTATCGAGCGGGCACAGTTGAAACATGACGCCCCGTATCGAGGGGCGGCGGCGTTCACATTCAGCTTGCGGCAAGTGAATTTTGCGACCCTCTCGTATGTGCCCGTGCCGTCATCGCAACTTTCAGGCGACGTGAGCCAAACGGCCAGCAGCCAAGTCACTGGCGGCAGTGCCCAGCCGGAAGTATTGCCGTCGGCTGGCAGTCTGAACGAATCGGACGTTTTCGCACCGGGGTACACCGGACAATGAGCCTACTGATACCCATAACGAATGACGGCGCGGCCACGATGAACGTGACGACCCCCCTCGGCGTCCTGACGTTCCGAACCTACTGGCAACCGCTGGACTCGTTTTGGATGCTGGACATCTCCGACAGCAACGGCAATCCGATCCTGACGGGAATGCCACTGCTTGCCGGTTGCCAAAACCTTATCGCCGGCATCGGCCAAAGCATCCTTGACGGCTACTCGCTGGCCGTGTTCGTTACCGGAAGTGGCGGGGAGCGGACGCCGACCTGCTGGGGCACGACCGCCGCCCTCATCATGGCCCCAGCCATCGAGGGCAACTGGATCACGCTGCCCGATCCTATGGTGGAGGCGGCGACATGGTAAGCGGCACGACAAGGCCATTCATTCGTCAATGTGCCCTCTACGTCTGGCCGACGCAGACGCCGGCGGCAACAACGTCGGCCATGAAGTTTTTTGGCGACGGTTCGCTGTCGTCCTATTACCTCCGGTTCCGAATCAACCGGCAGCTTATCGGCATTCCCTCCGAAAGCGAAATTGTCCTAAAAAACCTAAAGCCCGCGACACGAGCCGCCCTCGCTACCCAGCAATGTGCCGTTCGCCTTGACGCGGGATGGGCGGATTACGGAATACAAACGATCTTTATGGGCAACCTGTTGTCCGCTGTCAGCGAACGTCAGGGGCCTGACATAACCACAACCCTGAAGTGCATGACGGGTCTTCCGGCGTTCACCGAATCGGTCGTGACGCAGACCTACGGGGCCGGAACGCCCGTCAGCGTCGTGGTGAAAGACCTTGCCGGAAAACTGCCCGGCGTGACCATCGACCAGGCCCGCATATCGTCAGTTTTAGCGAGCGAGAGTATCGGCTTTGGCGGGCTGTCATTCGCCTGCATGACGCGGGAGGCCCTTGATCGCCTGGCGAACCAATACGGCTTTTCATGGAGCGTACAGGATGGCGTATTCCAGGCGTTGACTGACGGGCAATCGTCCAGCAAGCCTGCCCTCCTGCTGTCATCGAAGGACGGCACGTTGATGAACGTCGTGCCCGTGCTCTACGGGCCGTTGCAGTTTGTGACCGGCGTTCGGGCTAAGGCCCTGCTGGTGCCCAATGTGCTACCCGGCGACCCGGTGAAGATACACAGTGACATTCTCCCTCCGACGCTGAACGATCAGACGTACACCGTCCATTTTGCGACCTATCAAGGTTCAACCGCAGAAGATGAATGGACGATGACGCTGGAATCAGTCCGGCCCCTGCCGTCGAATAGCCTTCCCGTCACCAGCAAAGAAGGGGTGTTAGGCTAATGGACAAGACCACGCTTGATCCCGCGACGAAGGATTGGCTAGCGATGAACCGTTTTAGCTACGGCCTTTGCACCGCCATTCCCGGCATCGTCATTTCGTTTGACGCGGCCACAAATCTTGTCACCGCCCAGCCCGCCATCTCAATGAAGGTCATCGTCGATGGCGTTGCCGTGTTTCGCTCCCTCCCCGCCGTTGCTTGCCTGCCCCTGTGCTTGCCCCACAGTGCAGCGGCGGGTTTGTTTATAACCGTCCCGATCCAACCCGGCGATTCGGGGCTGATGATATTTTCGCAGCGTTCGATAGATAACTTTGTTCAGCACGGCGTCCCGCTTGGCGTCCCACAGCCGCCCGTGACGGCGGCAGACCCGGCCATGTCAGAGGATCGTCACCACGACCTGACCGATGCGATGTGGATCCCGAACCTGTTGACCATGCCCAACGCCCTGGCCAACTGGGCACAGGATGGTATCAGCATCCGCAACAAGACCGGCACGGTGAGCCTGACGGTGAAGACCGACGGGGTGTACATCGTTGGCAACGTCTATGTGACCGGCGACACAGCCCTGACGGGCAACCTAACGGCCACTGGAGAAATCACCGCGAAGCAGGGCGGCACGAACATTGACCTTTCCGGTCATAAGCACGTGAACGCCGGGGGCACTGGAACCAGCGGGGGGCCAATAGCATGAGCGTAGACATTGCCATCACTCAATTTAACTGGGACGCGACTATTAACGCCGCCGGGCAACTTGTCACGGCAGGAAGCGCGGCGGAAGTTGCACAGAGGGTTGCGATCCGCCTTCGCCGAAACCTTGGCGAATGGTTCCTGAATACCACCGTCGGACTGCCGTGGTACGGTGACAATGGCATTCTCGGCAGCAACGGTGCGCAGGTTCCCGCTATCGGACTACTCATTCGCTCGACGATCACGCAGACGGCGGGCGTTGTGAGCCTTGCGAGTTTTCAAACCGTGTGGTCATCGCAGACGCGGGCGTTGACCGTGTACGCCTCGATCTATACGACGTTCGCGGGCCAGGCTGTTCCCGTGACCGTTTCGGTAGGAGCATAGCATGACGACATTCGGCGTGACGTTGACGGGATTTGTGCCCATGAGGCTGGCAGATTGCATCGCGGAGGATCAGGCCGCCCTCAATGCCGTGGTTGACCCCGTGACCGGCCAAAGTCTAATCGTTGACCTTACGAACGGCGACGATCAACTCATTACCCAAATCGCCGCGTTG